ACGAACGTGGCCAGAATCAGCACCATTGCCGTCATTATAAGGTGCTCCAATAGCGACACGATCACCAGCAGAATTCATTGAAACTGAATAGCCGCTTTGATCCCAAGCGCGTTCACCATTAATATCTTGACCTAACTGAACCCAAGAATTTGAACCAGAATTGTATTCAAAAATTCTAACGTGACCAGAATTATCTTTATTATTTCCATTATTATATCTCGCTCCAATAGCAACTCGGTCACCAGCGGAATTTATGGAAACTGACCAACCGCTTGTATCACCTGCAGCTTCACCATCAATATCTTGACCTAGCTGAGTCCAAGAAGATGTATTAGTATTATATTCGTAAATACGAGTATGACCAGAATTAAAGCCACCGCCATCATTTCCTGTCGCTCCAATAGCTATTCGATCACCAGCGGAATTCATCGAAACCGAAATGCCACTTTGATCGCCCGCGAAGAGACCACCAACTTCACCGTCAATATCTTGACCTAGCTGAGTCCAAGATGATCCATTCCATTCGTAGATTCGTGTATGGCCAGAGCCATCACCATTTCCATCATTCAATATCGCTCCAATAGCAACTCGATTGCCAGTAGCATTCATGGAAACTGAATAGCCACTTTGATCACCAGCTGCCTCCCCGTCAATATCATCACCTAATTGACTAATAAAATTTACTGTCCTAGTGAAATTAACATAATCATTTGACATAGGAGTCATAATGTTATTAAATCTTGCGGGATCACTTGACTCATCATTAGAGTTCCACGTAAGTTTTCCATAAACTGACCCAACAACCAAACCACTTGACTTAAATAAAACCATGTATTGCGGAAAGTCCGTGGGTGCAAAAAAGTTAACTATTTCTCCGGCCTTTACGCTTCTTTCTTCAACAAAATATGAAGGACTTGCATTACGTGATAAATCATATTCAGCATCATCAGTATAACCATTAACAAAATAAAATTCAATGGTCGTATCCTCAAGAGCATAAAAAGTAAATATAGCTAAAGATGCGTCACTACACGCATATCCAAAGTATTTGCCAGCAGCCTTGAGTGGTATTGTTCGATTGATTGCGTCTGCGGCAATGAGACTCATACGTCCATCTTCAGCATAATAAATGTGGCGATTCTTAACGTTACTTAAAGTATATGTTTGAGCATGCGGTGTGTCTTGCCGCTCCTGAAAAACTCTTATCTCACCAGTATCAATCGACTTTTCGTAGACTCTTTTACCAGGTGTATAAGTCGCAAGGTGAAACTCATTTGCATATTCAATAGTCGAATAGTTAATGATAAGATTAGACAACGTAGCATCTGTCAATGCAATTGGGTAAATGTCATTTGGTGCATCAACTACACTATTAACACTCAGACCATCACTAAACACATAGCAATCAAGTGTATTGTCAACAAGCTCAACCTCGATTGCGAGATGACGATCAAGAGCAGGCGACTCATTAGGATCGTAGTCATGGTCAAAGAGTATTGCTTCAAGGTCACCAGTTATAACGAGTACGCCTTCAGCCGATAGCTCTTGTGAATCAACATTGGGTCCAGATGTGGGTGGACCGACATATGGAATATCATATGTTTTAGTAACTGTTGGATAAGGTTCTCCAAGCAAACCATCTGTGACAGGACCAATTCCATCTGGTCCAAGAGTCCAGATTTCATTATCAGCATCTGGGATGAGCGAGTTTTCATTATAAAGTGCATAAAAATTTCCTGTCAGATTGGCTATAACGTATTCATTAAAGTAATAAGCAGGCCTTCCTGTCACATCGTCCCCACGAATATAAACACCATTGACATCTTCGCGCGGCGCTGGTGCATCCGAAATAATAATTGAAAATTCATTAGCCTTAAAAAACAATTCACTAATTGGATCAAAGGAATAGCGTGTTCCATTTGATATAAAGCCATAGTCAACAATTTTGCTATCCGACGATTTAAACAATCGCTCACGCGGATAGGTGAGTGTGATCGTGTCATCAAAGAAAATACGAAAGAATGTCTCGGCACTACGATCTGATCCTCGAGTATAATAATAGTCAATGATTTTGCGAAGTAACTTACGGTTATCAATTACGCTTGAATTCGGAATGTTCTTTGCAATTTCGTCCTTAATTGCCTGAAGATATTCATCACCAACATAGTCAACATCATGCTCAAACTGAATACGATCAATGAGATTTGTAGCCTGTCCTTTTTGATTAAGATAAGCATAATAGTCTTCGAGAAGAGCTATGAGGGTCTCAGCCGTCGAGCGAAGTTGATATGGTACAAGCGATCGTACTGATTCGCTTTCACGATTATGAATATGAACTTCTCCGACTGGCTTTTCTAAGTGTGACATTGGAATTAAGCGTTACGAGCAAAGGTGGTATATTCTGAGAGGAGAGATGATGTACCAGACGAGCTAGCATCGATGTCAGGTACTACAATAGTTTTTTCAAGGTCAATCGTAATGATTTCGTTGCGTTCAGCGACCATATCGTCAGAGGCCGGCCGCAAAAATACATCAATAGTTACGTCTTCATTAGCCGGAAGATTTGTCAAAAGCAATTGGCCGGTGCGAGGATAAAGATAGCCTACACTATTTGCGTACTTTACAATTCCACCATCTGAAGAGCGAGTAAAGAGATAAACATTACGTTTTTCGGTGTCACCTACAATGGTTTCATCAGCCAATTGAATAAAGGTTGAGCCAATGAGCCAACGACTTGAGCCAATCATTGAAGGCCGCTGATCAATTCGTCCATCAATTTGAAAACCAAAGTCAATGCCGCTATTCTGCGATACACTATTCACAACCGTGATCGGCAATTTCTTATAGGCATAAACACGAGCAATTGAGTTTGCAATTGCACTATTGCTAATGTCAATTGCCTGAAGAAACTTTGAGAATCGAAATACACCATCAAAGTTATTGAGTCGGTCTTCATTAAATTGGCTTATTGTATTACGAACCTGTGTCACAAGTTGATTCTTCGATAGCGTGGTTCGGGCCGAATTATATTTGAAAAAGACTTCGAAGTAAAGGTACGTATAATCAGGATCAACAAGATCAGGTTGAATTGAAATAATTTTCTTTGACTCAAGAAAGGCTTGGACCTCATTCTTTTTATTTGCATCAACCGTTTCTTGATTAATATCTTCGGGCCTTAGCGAAATGTAAACCTTGCCATAACGTGGTATAGGATTGCTCTCACCACCCCATACAGAAATACTACGAATGCCTGTAATGTTCTGTGAAATAAGAGCTTTATAGTCCTCTGCTGTGACTGCTCGATTTTGTGTAATAAAGGAGAGCGGGGCATTGTGTTTAATTGATGGAATCGTTTCTTTTTCGGCCCCACCCTGTGCATTTGTTGTGGTGGCGACTAATATTTCATTATTGACTACTACTGTTGGATCTAACTCCGATGCTAGTGCAAATGTACGTGCACCGTTTGCAGCAGGCCCATCAGTTGTCATAAACTCGATGTCAACTACACTGAGAATAGACGGGGCCTTACCGAGTACACCGTCACCAAAGCGAATGTCATAATAGCCATCACCATTTTCATTGATAAAATAAACAGGCGATGTTCCACTTATACCATTAAAGTCACGAAAGGACGTATAGGTTTCACCTTGCTCGACGGTTGCATTACGACTTGGCCTTACCAATACACGAAGTGTGCGTGTATCAATGTTAGCATCATTAATCACAAACTTTTGATACTCGGCCGTATTGATTGTGTAAGAAATTTTTCGATAGCGACCCTGATAAATAGGCACATTCGTGAAAACAAAAGCTTGCTCTTCGGTATCATAGCCGACTGTTATTGAGCCAATCGTTTGAAAGGTATATGTGACACTATTTAATGCGGTTGTAAACTTAGTTCCTTCGGGTAATGTAAAGGTTGACTCGCTTGAAGCATCTGATCGACGTGGAACAGTGATTGTGACATATGCAATAGGCGATTGACGACTACGTGGTGTATAACCCAATAGCTTTGCTCGAGATACAACGTTTGATCGAAGCTGCGCTGAATCCAAAAAGGATTCATTCATGGCCATGTGAGCATTGACCGCATTGTAGTGAGTGTTATATGCAAGGACATCGAGTAGCGAACTCAGACCTGAGCCGTCAAAATCCCAGTCTTGAAAAGCGCTGCCTGTCCGTTTAAAGTGGTCTTTGAGATTTTGCTTGATTTGGTCAAAATCAAGTTCGGTTGTATTAAGTTGAGCCATTGTTAACGAATCCTTTGTAAATTAAATGAGACTTCCGCGTCTCGTTGTATATGAATGATATTAAAAGCAATTGAAATATGATAAACATTTGCATCTGAATTATCAACAATGTCAACATCAATAACATTCACACGTGGTTCATGATCCTCAAGAACACGTTTAATTTCATCTCGAATTCTCATAGCAGTAAAGATAGATGCATTTTCAAAGAGTAGAGCAGTCACGCCTGATCCAAGCTCTGGATGAAATGGTCTGTCATAAAAGTTTGTTAAGATAAGATTCTTTACTGCTTGTCGAACAGCATCAATATCCTTCAATGGAGTAATATCATCCAGCTGAGGATGCAATGGCATAGACAAGTTTAAGTCAGAGTACTTAACTGTCTTCGTAACATTCGATGAGCCATTGGAATTAAAGTCCGACATATTATCTATTTATCAGTATTTTCTTTGAGTTTATAATGTGGATGCCACTTATCATAATTTGCTGCAACAAAGTCAACCACTTCCTCAATTAATTTAATATCTTCATCCTCGGCTGTTACGAGTATTTTAGTTTGTTTTCTATTCTCAATATCATAGTATTCATACGAAAATTTTCGATTTGGCCAAGATGGTCGAGCTTTATATTCAGCAGCGGTTTTTAAACCTTCTTTAAACATAGTCTTTTCAATAGATTGCGCACCCTTTACTACAACATGTAAGTCTGCCTTTTTACGTGCATAGTCATTATACAATTTAAGATACTCGGTGTATTTGCCATCATCAGGATCATCAAATTTATTTTCCCATGCTTTAAATCCACCTCCTTCATAACCGGCTGCGTTCGCTCTTTTTACGTATCCTTTAATAGTTTTTTGAGCTGCATAAAGTTTTTGCTGTGCCTTTAGCTGAATGTTGAAATATTTTCCTCCAAACTTTTCACGAAATAATTTTGTATATTCTTCTAAGCTTGATGCTGATTCGACTGGTTTTTCTTTAGTAACACCTGAGGTTTTTTGTTCAACCTTTTTCACAATCGTTGGTGGCTTTGGCTGTACAACTGGAGGTGGCTCTGTTGGAACAAGCGCAGCTGGTGGTTGAACCTTTGGAATTGCTGGCAAGCCTGGTATGCTCGATGGAATAAGGTCAACGTTAGGCAAGCTACAAATATCAATCTGTGCACCACCTTGCAAGCTTTGTTTCAAAATAGTACTAAGACCTGGCACTGACCCTGCAAACTTTTTCTTAAGGTCGTCAACCTGTTTATAAATTTCAGCATTCACACGACCTTCGGCAGTGGCCGCAAGATTTGTGAGCTCCTTCATTTTAGTCTGAAAGTTTTCAACCTGAGGAGGAATCGGTATAGCATCCTTCAGGCTTATCTTAAGACTCTCGACTCGATCCTGTACGGAACTAAAGGCTGAAGTAAGCTTGGTCAAATCCTCGGGGCCATTGATTTTAATAGACGCAAGATTCTTAATCGAATCCTTGAGTGCATCCTTCTTTGAGTTAAGCGTGTTGAGCTTGTCATTAAGCGAACACGTTATCTTTGGAGCAGTAAGGTTAATGCTTGGTATTTCAATGGCCATGATTATGCTCCTCCGTCTCCATCGCTATCAGTGATTGAACCGCCTGATGTAATATTGCCACCAGTTGTAATTGCATTTGATACATTGAGGTTGTTGTCCATCTTAACATCCTTACCCAATATCACCTGCTCATTTGATCGCATTGTCATAATATCATTGCTACTCGACGTAAAGGTTTGACCTACCACCGTATTGCGTTGACCAAAGGTTGTATCAACAGTGTCACCGAGTACAATTCGAGTAAAGTTGTTATTGATATTGATGTCTTGATCGAGTGCAACGTTGCGTGTTTCATTGCCTCCAATGTTCTGTGAGTAATCCTTTGCAACGTTTGACGAAAGCTGACCGTCAATTTCAGTGAGCTCATTGCCACCAATCTTTGAGATGCGGCTGCCTTTAATATACTCGGTCTTATCACCTTCAACCTCGAGGTGATAGTTGCCCTTGACGAGTGTACGCATATCGCCTTCAACGGTTAAATAAAGGTTACCAGTTGAATTTGGTGTCTTTGTAATACTAATGTGTTGATTGCCAAGCACCACTTTGTATTCATCACTAACAACAGTTACGATACGTGTACCATTGTCGATAATTTCCTCATAGGTTCCAGACTTATGAAAGCGACCAAGCCGTGTCGAGGTCGCGGTGTCATCAATTTCAATAACATGGCCTGACTCTGAATGGTACACATGATTCTTTGGATAGGCCGGCCGCTCATAGTCTTCAGGCTTTGGTGTATCCCATGTTGGTGGTGTATAATAGCTATCTGCTTTATTAGGCGAAACAGTCGGTACTCGAGGTGGCTCAGCAGTCTCCACCTTTTCAAGACGTGTATCGCTTTTTGAGACAAATGATCCCGAGGAAGCATTCATCCCTGTCGCCTCCTCTGGAGTGTCTGGCCTTTCCCAGAATTCTTCGAGGGGATACAAATCGTCTGGATCGTTAAAGCCTCTTCTCGGGTCTCCTGGAGTGCCCTGTGAAGGTATTGAACCAATTATTAGTGGGTCCTGAGCATTGATTCCATCACGAAAGAAGCCAACAACCCATGATCCTTGAAGTAAACCAGTCGCTGAATAACCAATACCTGAGGTCGAGGCTGATGTAATCGGTGTGAGTACGTGCGCCCACGGAAGGTCTTCGGTTGGAAGATCATCTAGACTATCAGTATGATAGCCAAAACAACGTACACGATAGCGACCCATTTCCATTGGATCATTAATGTCTTCGACAACACCGGTAAACCAGAGAAAAGGAGAGCCAATAAAGTTATCTTTTTTATTGTCCATAGCTATCAATATCAAGAGTAAATGAATCGCGCTTTACACGAAGGTCAACATAATATTCGCTGTTTTCAAACTTATGTATAATCGAAGTGATGAGATAGTCGGCCGACATCCAATCGTCATAAAGTTTTTCAGGTGACTTGCCAGTATACGACTGATAGACTTGCGGATCAATCGCCTTTGGTATTTTAACCTCAATACGGCGTCCAGGATTGAGCTTAAAATCACCGTGCAAACTAATATCATGAGTGTATGTATTAAAGAGAGATGCATATGCATTGAGCTTATGCCGTGAACTTTCGGTCAATCCATTAATGTTTAACAAAACATCGTTATACGCCAATTTATTCGTTGAGATGTATTCATTATAAGCATTTGGATATTGATTCAATGGTGTACCTTGGACACCAAATAGCTTTGACAAAACCTCTTCAGTTTCAAGCGTTTTTTCATGTTGAAACTGAGCAAGATAGTCATATGTGCTATAGCGATATGATTTTGTTGCATAGTCTACATACATATGCCTTGAAGCATATGCGCCACCATGTGCTTGAGCTAGTTTACTCAGCTTAAGAGTAGAAGTCATCGAAAGCACTCGAGTAATTCGCTGTGCATAGTCTTCGGGCGTCAAAGCCTCGGTGCTAAATCCACGTGAGTCATAGTAGGTCTGATATCGTGGATTACGATTAATATCAACGAGATAATCATGCGACACGAGATTATACTTTCCATCAAGTCGCTGAAAGAAATAAAACGGAGTAAAGTCAGCGTCAAACGTCTTCGATCGGAACCATTCAATTGCACTCAAAGGATGTTGAATATTAATAATCCCTTGCGCCTTACTAATAGGCTCGCCAATAAGTTCAAAGCGATCAGATGGTAGTGCTAAGTCACGTACACAAATCTTTTCAATCTCAGATGCGGTGTTTCCACTGAATGATCGTGATATTTTCTTATACGCCGAAAGATATGCTTGTTCCGAAACACCAATAAGTGACCATACCTGAACGTGTTGCTCTTGTGGTCGACCGAAAGTTGGATACTCAGTAACAAAAAACTCAAGCTCAATTTCCTTTGGTATTTGAGTATCATACTCAACGTATTCAAGTCGAAGACGAATCATTTCCATGCCAAGAACTGGAAATTCTTCGATGAAATTTGAAGAGTCCTTTACCGAAAGGTTAAGAGTGAGTGTAGGCGAGTAAAGACTTTCGGTGATTGAAAATTTGATAACAATGTTTTGAATGTCACGCACTTCACCTCGAAAGTTTTCCATCTCAATGTATTTGAGAAGATAACCCGAAGGTAGAACGGCTTCACTTGTGCCAAGTTTAAGATTTTTTCCTGATACACCCATTACAGATTAATTAAACGACGATATTCATCAACGAATCGCTCAATGTAAATTGGATTGACAACTCGTATTTGGCGATTCATTTCATTTCTTTGAACTTCAAAATCATAATAGCTTTGAAAAAGAGTAGCATCTCCCCATCCACGAACCAGAGCATCATAGGCTAATAGTTCATCGCCTGCTTGAACTCGATCCTCATTTACAATATCTTGAGCGGTGTAACGATAGGGAGCATTAATCATTTTGTTAACGATATCACGTGCAGTAAAAAATACCTCTTCTGGCGATGATACTTTGCTACGACCTTGAGCAACTCGTAATTCATTGAACTCTGCAAGCCATTCGATATTTGTGGCTAAAGTTGGATCAGCAAATTTCAAATAAAACTGAGGACCAATAATGCCATTCTCAAGATAAAATCGACCAAAGTTAGTTGGCTCATACGTAATGAGTTGCATCATGCTTGAATCCCATTTCTTTATTTTCGCATTAGCATGCGATTCAATTGAGGAGCTATCGTAACGAGCAATTCTCAGATTATCATAGGTTAGGTCAATGCCATCAAATGAACTATCTTCGGCGGTGAAAATAATGACACCATAAGGATCATACTCAAGCTCAATACCTCGCATAAGGTTTTGATATGACTTGTAATATTCGTTAAAACCTGCTTGCAAAAAGTCGTTAATGATAAAGAAGGTCCAATAATAATAAGGAGTTCCATAAATTTTTTGCGATATCACATCGGGTCTATCACCATCCTGTATTTCATAATACGTATAGGTAGTGAAGTCATCGGTGTTAGATGAAGTAACGTCAACGTGTCGAAAAATGTTATGTATGATCGAAGGCTGATTATTCTCTTGTAAATCGTATTGTATCTTTGGAAAATTTTGAAAGAAAGACATCCTAGGTTCCTCCCTGTGTTTGATTGCTCTGGCCAGGAGCATTTACTTCTCCAGCCCGCTCAGGTTGAGATCCGCCCTGCACTGATGGCATACCAGTTAATTGATCAACTCCTCGATTTGGCAAAAGTCCTTGCTCAAGGTTAAGAATGTCCTGACGAGTAAGAGCACGAGTTTCTTGAAATTGTAACTGCATTTCAACTTCGAGAGGCGCTCCATCGGTATGAAATACATACGTACTTGAGTTAAGTGTGACCTGAACACTTTGCAAATAACATGAGTAAATCTTTGGTATAAAGGGATTTTCTTTTTTGCTTTTATCTAAGAATTTAATTGTCCACACTGGAGGATACTCGAGAATAATGTTTTGGCTATTATTGCGTGAATCTGCATACGAAAAGGTACGAAAACGATTATGCAATCTTCGTATAAGACGAGCTTCTTCTTCACTCGTGGCAATCATATTGAAACTAAATGAAAATGTCCGAATGCCATTTGAGGCAAAGGTCGTATTTGTATTGGGATTGGTTACCACTCGAGCAGCGAATTTTGCCTGAGTTGCTATTTGGTCTCCAAAAGGTAATTTTCCTAATCCAAGAGCAGCAATTTCTGCACCTTTCAAGTTTGTGGCTTGATTTTTAATTGAATTTGCAATTGCAGACATTCCCCCACCTTGTTCTGCGCGTGAACCAGCCTGTGCAGCAGCAGCTATTGCTCCACCCATTGTGCCAAGGTCAATTGTATTGTATTGAGCTTGGTCGTTAATGACAATGTTTGATGGACAAGGTAGCCAAATTTGTCGTAGTGGAGATTTGTCACCTTTTACTTTAGGTGTGAATTCGATACAAGGACGATCAACCTGATCCTCAAGAATTGGAGGAAATATAATAGCTGATGTATCTTCAGCGGAATTACGAGTATTTTGACTTACAGGTGCTTTTGGTGGAAGAGGAGCAATCGCACTACGCGGAGGTATTTCAGGGTCATTAACACTCGTGACTGAACGTGTTGCAAGAGGATCGACTGGTATTCGTACTGCCATAAATACTATTATTTATACATGACTTACCACGGAAAATACAAAGTTAAAAATCCTCGTAAATACAAAGGTAATCCTAATAATGTACGATATCGTTCATCGTGGGAGCGACAAGTGTTTCGTTGGTGCGAGTCAACTCCCGAAGTAATCAAATGGAACTCAGAGGAAGTAGTCATACCATATCGCTGTAAGACAGATGGACAAATGCATCGATACTTTGTTGACCTTTACCTTGAAATGGCGAATGGTAACATCTATCTCATTGAAATAAAACCACATGCTCAAACACAGCCTCCGACAGTGAGTAAACGAAAGACTCGTAAATATCTCAACGAAGTCATGACCTACGCCAAAAACATATCAAAATGGGAAAAGGCTCATGAGGTTTGTGAAAGTCGTGGATGGATATTTCAGGTTTGGACCGAGGAAACAATTAAGAACCTTGGCATAAAACTCATATAAATAATAGATATGGCTAAGGAAGGCAAATCATACTTTGATAAATTACAAGCTCAAGCACTTCGAAGTGGTATTCAACCACGTACGGCTGAGTCATTGGAATGGTTTCGCGAAAGGTTATCAAAAGTAGGTAAGCTCAATCGTAATGATATCCTCAAAGACCCTAACACAAAGGCAACGAATAAACCTCTTGTTGGTCGTATGTTCATGTATTTTTATGATCCAAAGTATAAAGAAGAGTTACCTTACTATGATAAGTTTCCTCTTATCTTTATGGTTGATAAAGCAAAGGGTGGTTTCTATGGTATTAATCTTCACTATCTTGATTTGAAAACGCGTGCTCTTTTCTTCGATCGCCTTACTGATTTGACTAACAATAAAAAGTTTGATGAGTCAACTCGATTGGTCCTATCATATAAAATACTCAAAGGAGCGTCAAAGCTTAAGGCATTCAAGCCATGCTTTAAACATTATTTGAATAAGCATGTGGCATCACGCATCTCAGAAATTCCAGCAAGTGAATGGGAAGCCGCGCTCTTTATGCCAACTGACTCTTTTGCATATAAATCACGTAGCAGTGTTTGGACAAAATCAAAGGAGATGATTTAATGCCTTCGGTAAATAATTTAATTTCTATAATTAATGATCGAAAAGGTCTTGCTCCTGCAAATCGATATCGTGTTTTATTTGTGCCTCCTCTTATTATAAGAGGAGATTATAACATTAATCACGTTGACGCTTTATGTGAATCAACCTCATTACCCGGAAAGCAAATTACTACAGTTGACGCTCCACTCTATGCGTATCGTCAGTCAACGAAATATCCTAATGGATATACATTTGAAGATATCACCTTTAGCTTTTATCTAACCAATGACTTTTATATTCGTAAAATATTTGATAGATGGCTAGACCAAATTGTTACACCATCTTATCTCATCAAATATGATAAAGACTACAAGGTAGATATCGAAATACAACAGTTGGATCAAAATGACAAAAAGATTTATGCTGTTCGTCTTATAAAGGCTTTTCCTATTACAATGAATTCAAACGATCTTTCAAATGGTGCCACGTCTGAACCACAAAAACTTTCTGTTACAATGACGTTCGAAGATTGGCGTCCAATTCAATAATCATGTCTGAAATATAGTTATGCCGTTACCAACACTCAACACACCGAAATATCAAACTATTGTTCCTTCCACTGGAAAGGAAATTGAATATCGTCCATTCCTTGTAAAGGAAGAAAAGATTTTGCTTGTTGCTCAGGAATCAAAGAGCAATAAGGAAATTCTTCGAGCTATGAAGGATATCATCTCGGCCTGTACATTTGGTGCAGTCAACGCCGATGATTGTACAATGTATGATATCGAATATCTTTTTCTTCAACTACGAGCAAAAAGCGTTGGAGAAATTGCAAACGTGCAAATTCGTTGCTCAAAGTGTAATGAATATGTCCCCGTCGAAATTAATCTCGAAGATGTGCAGGTCGTCTTTCCAAAAAAGAAAATTGAAACTAAGATTCAATTGACAGACAGTGTTGGCCTCACACTTAAACCAGTTACATTCAAGGTTGCTCAGACAATTAAAACCGATAATGATATTACTGGAGCAATTGCATCTGTTATTGATACTATTTACGATGAAAACAATGTATATACATTGGCCGATGCTACTGCAAAGGAAATTGACGAATTTATTAATTCACTTAACCGTAAGCAACTCGAAAAAATTCAGGAGTTTATCGAAAATCAACCTCAATTGCAACACATGGTTGAATTTGAATGCAATAAGTGTGGTCATAAAAACAAACACGTGCTTAAAGGAATTCAATCTTTTTTCGCATAAGCCTTTCTCATGATAGCCTAGCAAATCATTATCAAACAAATTTTTCAATGATGCAGCATCACAAATATAGTCTCACCGAATTAGAAAACATGATTCCATGGGAAAGGCAAATTTACGTTGGGATGCTTATCGATTTTATCAAAGAGGAAAATGAAAGGATAAAGAAACAAAATGCTAGAAGATAATAGTTTCACCCAAGGATTAGATTCCTTTCGTAATACACTCATTGACATAACTGATCGTCAAAATCGTAATGTTACATTATCGATTAATTCGGCTATTAGTGGAATTGGTAATGCGCAATTGAGTGGTATTAATACGTTAAGTTCATCCTTGGGTGATGCTATTAGTTCACTTACTGATACGCAACTCGAATCATTCGTAACACTGAGTGATTCCTTTGGTGACCTTCGTGCATCAATTCAAAATATAACTGGTGATCAGCTTGAGTCATTTGTAACACTAGGTGATTCCTTTGGTGACCTAAGTACATCTTTACAGAATATTAGCAATGATCAACTTGAGTCCTTTATTACACTTAATGAAGGAATCGAGAGTCTTCAACAAGATATTCAAACTCTCCTTACAGATCAAATCGAAATTTTTTCTGCACTTGATAATCGACTTAGTGCTCCACTTGAAATTACACCTACTGAGACTTTAACGCCAGCTCCTCCTCCTCCGGCTCCAATCATCGAGCCTCAAGAGGAAGGTCTTCAAAGTGTAATTGCTCAGCTCCAAGAAGAAAATGCAATTACATCTTTAGTGAAAGCTTTAGAGGAGCAATCAACTGCTCAAAAGATTGAAGCAAATCGTCAAGAAAAAATTAATGAAATTGATAAAGCCTTAAGCGAAAATTCAAATTTACTTTCGGCAGAGCAAATTCAACAATTTCAATCCCTTAAGGAAAGTCTTGAGTCGAGTGATCCGGCTGAAATCGAAAATCGCAAAAATCAATTAGACGTAGCCGATAGTGCACTCACCGCGCTCAACTCAATTTCTTCAACTCTGAGTGAACAGGAAAAGAAACAAAGGGAAGAGTCTTCATTAGCAAATGCATTAGAAAAAACTCTTGCTGAGCAAAAGGCCGAAGCTGCGCGACAAGCTCAACTAGCAAAATTAGATTTGGCTATTCGCGAAAAAGCAACGATGTTAACTGCTGCTCAATTGCAAGAGCTTCAAGACCTTCGTGAATCTTTAGCTGACGATAATTTGCAAAATACCGAAGATCGTCTAGAGCGCGCTCGTATGGCTGATCGAACTCTTGATGCATTAGAAGGTATTGCGCAAAATCAAGAGCTTGAGGCAAAAGCAAAATTTCGTGAATCAAAAGTTGGTAAGGGATTGACTATTCTCGAAAAGCTATTTCCAGGAATGCCAGTAGGAAAGTTAACAGATCTTGCGAAAAACATTATGAATTTTCGGACCGCGGTATTGCCTGGCCTTATCAGTGGTTTTAAAGGATTAATGGTCGGTCTCAGATCATTAGCACTACCAATCACGATCCTTATTGCCACATTTGAAGGCATTCGAGGCTTTATAAAAGGGTTTGCTAAGCAGGAGGGTAATATCCTACAAAAAATTATTCGAGGACTTTTTACAGCAGTTGGCCAAATCGTTTCAACATTTGTCGGCCTCCCACTTGATTTACTTAAAGGAGTGCTTACTTGGTTATTATCAAAGTTTGGATTTGAAGAGGCTGCCGAAATTCTTCGTGGCTTTTCGTTTAGAGAATTTTATTTCAATCTTTACGATAAAGTTGGAGAATTTATTGCAAATTCACTTGGGCCAATTACCGATGTTATTATGGAATATTTTGCCATAGTCGGAAAACTTTTTAAAGGTCTTTTTGAATCAATTAAAAATATTTTTAAGAATGTATTTGGCGTAATTTCTGGAGTAATTATCTTTTTGAAAAGTCTTTTCACGGGCAATACTGATGCAATGGGTCGAGGACTTATGCAGATTTTTGAAAGTATGTTTGGGTACTTTAAAGAAATTTTCAAAATTCCATATAAAATAGCTGACTACATAAAAGACGCTGTTGCACTCCTACTCAGTAAAATCGGATTTGGTGGATTGGCCGAAAAGCTCAAATCGTTTTCTTTTGCTGAAACATTCGAAAATGTAGCAAATACGATATTTGGTTATTCACTCAAGCCTTTGATTTTATTAAAGGTATCTTTACTGGTGAAATTGATATTGTTGGACTATTCAAAGGACTATTGTCAAAGGCTATGGATACTTTGAAAAACATGGGAGAGACATTTGCAAACTTGGCGAAAGCAATTGCGGCTGGTAGTGGAGCTGCAATTAAAGCAGCATTACCAGGAGGTCAAAGTCCTCAAGAAGCCTTTATGGAAACATTTTCGGCAGTAATGGCCGGAGGTCAAACACCAGCTCAAAAGAAAGAATCTTATGAAGCTAATATAGAAAGACTTGCAGAAGTTGACGAAAAATTAGCTGGAGGAAATGAAGAAATTGAAAGTCTTGACCGCAGAATTGCAAATGTCAAAGAACGAATGGCTGCTGGTGAGACAACAAATACATTCGGCGAAAGCTATGAGGATATCTTAGGATCGCTCAAAGAGATGAGGAAAGCTGAAGTAGCTGAAAATGTTGCTCTTTCGAAAGAGCAATTTACACTTCTCACTGATGCTGCCAATTATGAAGAAGAAATGGCCCGCAAAGAAATTACAGACCTTCAACAAAAAATTGACGAGGAAAAGGCTCTTATTGCTGAAGGTGATATGCGAAATTGGAGAGGCAAGTCAAGAGAAAAAATTCTTGCAGAGCTTGAAGAAGAAATGGCGGCATTGCAATTTCAACCCATTCTTCCGATGAGTCAAACAACTGGGGCCACAATGGAAGCAACCATGTCCGAAACAACTCAAATGAAAGAATCACAAGCCGCTGCTGCACAAATGGCTGTTGTTAATAATACTACTCAGCCAACTACAAATAGCACAAACGTAAATAACGTCACCTACACGCAAACTGCCCACGTTGACGATACATCACGAATTGTGTTTGCTCAACCCGCATATTTTTAATAAACAAAAGGAGTGACCCTTTCGAGCCACTCCTTCGTGTTTCCTATCGACTTATAGATTTACTCACGCGCCAACTTCGCAAAGTAGGCAAGAGTATCTTCCTCCTCATCATCGTCGTCACTCATCTCATTCGTCGATACGCTACTTGGACGAGGTGCCTCTACGCGAGCTTCACGAGTTGTGTTAAGCTCTTGTGTTTGTTCTACTGTGAACGTATTGGCAATCTCTTCCTCGCCGAGTACTTCATAAAGCTTCTTCTTCAACTCAGAGTATGACTTATAGGTAGAGGGATCAGTGAATTCGTCAATACCGTAAAGACTATCATAGACCTTCTCAAGTTGAGTTTCATCACCATTGAAAAGTTCAGAGGTTGTGTCAAACTCCGACTTATCATAGTTACGATAACCTTCGACATTCCGAATCTTGAGCTTAAAGTTAGCTCCGCTCCAGAAGTCAAATGGATTCATGGGTTGCTCATCCTCGAATTGAGGCTGCATCTTATCCATAATCTTGTCGAAGATTTTCTTACCGTACTTATAGAGGAATACCTTCCCTTCGTTTTGAGGATTAGCTGAGTCACTAATGACAAGGATGTTCGATACGTAATGCAGTCGACGCTTACGATCGCGAGCAATTTCCTTATCTTCCTCGCGCCCCGAGTTCCAGAGCTGAGAATTCATTTCGGAAACAGGGTCATTTTGACCAATTGACGTTAACGACTTTTCGATATACCAACGACCGGTTGGACCCTTAAAGCCATGATCCCAGTAACGAGCCCATGGAAGATTTTCAGCATTCTTAGCTGGAAGGAAGCGAATAACCGCGTATCCATTTCCGGCCTTGTCAACTGTTGGAGACCAAAGACGATCGTCTCCATAGGATGCTTTTGTCGTGGCGCTTTCGGCCGCGTTAACGAGCTTTTCAATCGCCTTTTGACGATTTGCTTTGAGTGATGCGAATGACATATGTATTTGTATTTGTGTTTATATTTGTGTGTTTTGTATTAGACTAATTATACTCTAAGAAACTAATTATGTAAAGGTACCAATTACGATATTCTTTACTCGATCCAATGGAATATCCTTAGCCTGCAATAGTAATTTATACTTTTGAACCTTTAGAAGATATGGGTTATATAGCCCCAACGGGTCTTTGAGATGGCGCTGGAGGCCTTTTGTGAAGTTGACCAGTATATCTACTAGGGTCACCGACTCAAAAGTGATTCTAGAGTGAATCAGGAGGTCCAAAATAGGGCTTTTTGAGAATGTGGAATCGACTCCACAGGCCTGATCAAACGTCAGGCCCTCCTCTCGAATAATGGCCATATCCTGTCGAAGGACGTACGTGATGGATTGAAGACGTTTTTCGTAAGCATTCAGCGCTTCCTCATTTGCATCACCGATCCATTTCATACCATTAAGGAAATTGGAAGTGAAGTAATCAATGACTCGTTGTGGTGTTTTGTATTTGTAGGCAATGCGCTCGAAGAAGAATTTGTC